CATGCGCTCAGATCGTCGAACAATACGCCGACACCATACCGGAGCTATGGGCAGTGGTAGCTGCCCTCAGGTCATGCGAGGATTGGATGGATGCGACAGCAGAAGCAGAGGCTGGCCTACTATCTGATTAAACATTTTCAAAATCGTATAGACAAACGCTAAACAATATTATAAAATGTTTAATGACAGCAAGAGAAAGGGCATGATATGGCAAAGTACGAGATCGAGCACACCTGCGGGCATACCACCACGGTCAACATCTGCGGCACCAACGTCCACGGTGAGCGTGAGCGCAAAGCAGCATGGCTTGCGTCTCCTCCCTGCGACGCGTGCAGGGCTGCAAAGAACGGCGAGGATGGCATGGCCGAGCTGAAGGGCTCTGAGAAGCAGATCGCTTGGGCGCTCGACATCCGCTCAGGGCTCATCAGAGACTACGAATCCTTTGTAGATAAGTGCGGCAAAGGTGCAGAGGGAGCGGAGGATACCGTGGCTGAGATATACAGCCGCATGCGCTCCCAGCTCACTGAACAAACGTCGGCCGAGTGGTTCATCGAGAACCAGAACTGGCGGCCTATGCAGGTCTTCACCGAGATCGCACACGAGCTCGTAGCATAGGGGGATGACATGACAGTAAGCGAAGAGAAGAGTTATCAGATGGGCATCCTGTATGGTCAGATCTACCGCATTGTGCGGGACGCCATTAACAAGGACGCTGAGCGCGAAGGCAGGGATTGCTATGGCCTTGACGGCTTCACGATTGACAATGTGTTCTACCATCCTGACACGGGGCTTGCGCTACTCATGCGCAAGGCTTTCGCCTCCCGCGCCCTCACCCCGCAGGACGAGGACCGGATCGGCTACTACATGGACGGCATAGATCTCGGCTGGTACGATGATGGCTACGACAAAGACCAGTTCGCATGCGGCGTTGGCGTTGGCATTCGTAAAGCACACACCGTATCCGCCGCAGATGCCGCTCGGTCACTCGGCGTTACCCCTGGCCGGATAACGCAGATGATAGCGGAGGGTAAGCTCAAAGCCATCAAGGTCCATGGGTCTGTATACGTGACTCCGGGATCGCTTGAATCTTGCAAGCGAAAGATATCGAACGAATAGAGGAGATGACCGCCCATCCCTCAATGAGCTCATCATCGAGGGATGGGGCGTGACAGAACAGCCGTCCTGATAGAAAGGCGAACGGATGCTGAAAGACACGATTACTGAGTATGTCGATGGCGGTTACATCAGCATTGCTGAGTGGTCGCAATACACGCACGGTGGCAGGAGCATCTTCGAGTATTGGCACACATGCCGACCGGAGCGTGTGCCGCAGAAGGTCAAGGACACCGCCGAGGAGCTGTATGAAGCGGTGATGTCGCAGGACAACGTGCCGTGTAACCTCGTGCGTACGGAGATCAACAGCGGCGGCCTCACCTACAATGAGGGCGGTCGTGGCAGGTCTCCGCGCTACGGCCTAGCCCCTGCGGTGGGCACCATCCTGAAATGGGGTGTCAAATCAACGAGCGCATATGACAGCTGGGTATATGATGTCGCTCGTGATGACGCACCTGGCATCAACTTCATCGGACGCCGCAACGGGCGTTTGCTCGTGAGGGATGGAGCTGAGGTCATCGCCTATCACATCGACGGGGCCACGCGCTATCTGGACATCTCCGCCCACTCCGACTGGGATCAAGCCGAAGCCCTCGTGGCCGGATCGTATGAGGTCATCGACATAAGGCGGGAGGTCTACACAACAGACATCCCCACCTATGATTTCGTCAAGATCACACCTCGTCAGTACGCTCTCTTGCACAACGAGCAGCTTGAGCCGTTCGTGTCCAAGCGGGGCGAGGACATGGTGCGCTTCGGAACGCACACCTACCCAGCCTCGAAGATGGATGATGCCACCGTGTCCACCGACGAGATGATAATGGGCACCGTCCCCATCATCCACATCTACCTCAGAGAGCTGGACAGCTAGACCTTTATCAGATAGTCATCCGGCTCTGGTTTGCCGGTGGCACGGCCAACAGCCACATACCGCAACTTGCCACTCTGAGCACCTGTGTAACGTCCCCAGATGTATCCATCTCGTGATACGTACCAATCATCGAGCACGACTGTCTGTCCCTTGGCATAGCTGGTGACGATGTTTCCGCTGAGGCCCGGAGCGTCCCGCACGTTGAGCTTGGAGACGGTGCAGCGATAGGTGCCGCCGAAACCAGAGCCAGCTTTCTCGGCCGAGCTAGATGCCGATGGGCTGGACGGCGTAGGGGCAGGTTGAGCAGGCTGTGGGTTCGTTGCCAGGATGCTGATGTCAGCTGCCGCCAGAATGGCGTCAGCGATGTCGGTGATGCGCGTGTCGAAAATGTTGCGGTCTTCAGCGTTGGAGATGAAGCCCACCTCGACGAGGCGGTAGTTGATGCCGCGTCTGGCAGCACGCTTCGGGTTTGCCAGATCGCTGCGCTTCACGATGGTCTGCGAACGTCCCGGAAGGATGGCGGACAGCTTGGATGCCAGGGCTTTATCGAAGTCATCGGCCTCGAAGCCCGCATAGATGATCACGTGGGCACCGCGTGCGCTCTCTCCCGCCCAATCACGATGCAGCTCCAACAGCATAGCGCCCTCTGGCAACGTGAGACTGTTGATGCCGCCATCCACGTACCAGTTGCGTGATGTGTCAAGCACTTCCACATCCGCGCCGCCGCGCTCTTTGATGATCGCCGCCAGCGCACGGACGCGCTCCTCCTCGGTCTGGCCTGCCGCGCAGGCTCCAGGGTCCCCTGCTCCATGGCCGCAGATGATGTATAGCTTAGCCAATCCAGTCCTCCCAGTGTTCAGGCGGCAAAGCCGCGTTTACATACCACATGCCGTCAAACTCATAAGCACCCACGCCGCTTCTGCGGGCCTCCTCGCGCTGCAGGGGCGTGAGGAGGGGCAGATCAACAGCAGGGAGCGTCTCTGGCTCTGGTGGCACCTCAGCGGGCGCGAGAAACCACGACCCGAGGCGTATGGCCATGACAAGGGCCACCATACCAAAGGCAAGCAGCGCCGCGATCAGCATCACGCGCCGCTCTTGACTGGCTGTAGGGCTACTCGTCTGTGCGTGTGTCGCCGTCATCAACCTCGACCTTGATGTCCGGGGCCGCTGGATCGTGAGCCTTCAGCTGCTTTATGAAGGGCAGAGTCGCGATCGATGGGTTGAGTACGCATAGGTTCTCGACGATGCTTATTAGTTCGATCAAGGCTATGAATGCGCACACAACGGAAACCGCCGGGAACTCCGGCACGATGGTGCCCGCGCCCTTTAGATAGGCGTCGAAATTGATCCACAGCACCGCGACTTCCCAGATGATCGCAAGGACGACCAACCCCAGGAATCCCGCTTTATGCCATAGCCCCTCGCGCATCTTGCCTGATTGGATGACACCCTCCTTTGCGGCTCCGCCGAAGCCGGTGATGATGTCGAACGCCATCAGCACGACTATCACCAAAATCGGCTGCCAGGCTATTGCTGTAACCCAGTCCACAATCTCTCCTTTCGCTCGTGACGGCCACATAATCCTCCACATGTCGCATCTCAGATGATGCGCCTGCTGTCACTCAAAGGAGGAGCTATGTACGAACTGAGCACCATCACCGAGATTTGCAATGACTACCTCACCGAGAAACGTGAGCGCAGAAAGCCCGATACCGTTTACGGCTACGAGTCATCCATCAACCGTCACGTATTGCCACGCTGGGGTGCGCTCAGGGTTAGCGAGATCACGCGTAAGGATGTGCAAGCGTGGGTTGACGAGTTGACACCATTGCGCTGACCATCAGGCGCAGAGAAGGCGTACAAATGCCTCAGACAGATCATCCGGTGGGCGATAGATGAGGGCTTGGAGGCCATAGACCCCACACGGAGGATCGAGATTACCCAAAAGCCTCAAGAGCCTCTCAACACGCTTACGCAGCGTCGCCTGAAAAAGCTTATCCGCGGCTTTGTCGGACATCTATTTGAACCGACCTTAATCCTGCAGAGCGCCTTGGGGTTGCGTCCCTCCGAGAACTACTATCTCAGCTGGGAATCCATCGACTGGCGCACTGGTGCGGTAGAGATCAAGGGCGCGCTGCTCCAGATTCCGGGGCTGGTCTACGAAAGCACCACGAAGACTCGGAAAAGTACGCGCACCCTGTATCTGCCACAGTGGGCAATAGATCGGCTGCATACCATCTGGGTTTAGCGAGGTAGGCCGAAGGGTCGCATCATCGGCAACGCAAAACCCATGCGCGTTGCTTGGGCCATCAAGCTCCATGCCATCAAAAATCGCCTCCCATGGGTTGGCATGCGCAACCTGCGCCACACGTGGGCAACGCTTGCGATTAAGGCCGGAGCAGCCATTGAGCACGTGGCTGAGATGATGGGACACAGCAATATCCAGACCTGCTACCGATACTACATGGAGATCACTGCTGCGACCAAGCGACGGGTGCAGCGCAGGCTTGCCCGATTGGTGCTTGGTAAAAGCTGCGATGACATGTACAAGGGCATCATCCCGCCACAGCCTGCACCGCAACCGGCGAGAGAGCTTCCGATGGCCGCGTGATTCCCTATCGCAAGAAGTACAGACACTCATTAGCAAACTCAGCAGACTGACATTTGCCGTGACTGATAAAGCTTTTCAAATAGGCATAACAAACGGAGACCTGTATGGGCAGCTATGGGCGCAAAGCGAATACGCGCAGATTACTATCCAGAAAAACGGGAAAACGATAATGAGTCGCACATTGTAGTTATTCCCTAGAACAGACCCGAACCCGCGTCGCTTTTTACACGAATGCCCTAACGTTTCAAGCTCATACAAGCAGGGTTGTCATCTCCCCCGAGCAACTGCGCAATGATCTAGGGCTGAACCTGGATGCAAAGGGCACCTTCGTTCCCGTATGTGAGTCTGGAGACCTGGTGGCATACAGCGGCGGCTTTATGGCGGCTGCATCTTTAAGAGATGGTGCAACGATCCGGGTTCCAGTCTCGCAGGTGGTGCGCTATCGGTTGTGGGTGATATTCATCCCAGATTAGTTATTCCCTATTACAGGATGGAAGGCAGTCAGACCAAGGCCGGGTAGATTGTCCAGCCAATAACACAAGAGAGTCGGAAGTTATATCGTTCCCGAAGGCTTACAGATACCCTCCTTTAGTGAGTGTTAGCCTCGCATTTGACGGACTTATGACCCCTGAAACAGCGAAGGACATGGAGTTCACGCCCTTTTCCATCACGGAGACTGGCTTCCGGGTCAAAGTGCGCAATGGGGGCGCATTCGCTCACGCGGGCAAGTTCGATTGGCAAGCCTATGGTGTACTTGCTGTACAGG